GCGGCGAGGGCGGCGGAGGCGGCGGCGGCGGGGGTGGAGGCGGCGGCGGCGGGGGTGGAGGCGGCGGCGGCGGAACACAAAAAGATGTGCGAGATAATTCGCGGCATCCTGCTGGTGCCGTCGGAGGTCGCATGATTCTGTATCTAATCATCGCCTGCGGCCTGACGGTGCTTATCGCGGGCTGCATGATCTGGAGGTCGATATGCCAATGACGCCCGCACAAATCGCCGCTCTGAAAACCCGCCAGCGCGCCATTCTCAAGTACGCTCATCTGCTGGAGCTTGAGGACCAGGAGGAGCGGCTGGTCGTGAGCCGAGCGCAGATGCAGAAGGTCATCGACTGCGAGTTTTACCTGACCGTCGCCATGGACGGCCCGGAGATCGAGGAAATGTACGCCGTGCTGCACGCAGCACAGCCAGAGGAGGGAGAGGACCATGAAACGTAGACTTTTGTATACCCTAGTGGGAGCAGGATGTATGCTTTCCTGCACAGTCCCAGCCCAGGCCGGCCCGCGGCGTCTGTTCCGCGTGAGCCTGGGCGTGCTGGCCGCCGGGACCGCCGCAGACGCGGCAAGCTCCTGGGGCAAGCGTGAGGCTACCCCGTGGCTCCGCAACTCGCAGGGGCGCTTCGGGGCGCGGGGATTGGGCATCAAGGCCGGCATCGGCGCCGGGGCCGCGCTATCGACCTGGTTGATTCACCGCAGGCACCCTGGAGCGGACCACGCGCTGGCGCTGGTCAATTTCACCGTGGGCGGCAGCGGGCTTGCGCTGGCTGTCCACAATGCCGGGGTTCCCAGGAGGAAGCCATGACAAAGGCTCAAGGCTGGCTTGTGGTAGCGCTTCTGGTTCTTTTGGTTGCGAAGGCTTGGTGGCCTGTGATGGGCCCGGCCAAGCCCTGCTCGAGCACGGATTTCTCTCGGTACGGTATCGTGACCGAGCCAGCCGGCGCCGTGCTACCCCCGTGCAGTGGCGCTCGCGTTCTTTAGGACTGCGGCGCGGAAACGGAACGCGAAGGCCGCGCAGGAGCAGGCCGTGCTACAATCCCAGGCGGAGGGATCTACCCCCATGAGAAGCTATCTGTTGCTGCTGGCGCCGTTGTTTATCTTCGCGGCATCGCTCATTCCAGTTTCAGCCCAGGACCCGGCGCCCAAGGACTTTGGCCCGCTGTGCACCTGGCAATGCGACTGCCAGTTTACGCCTTATATCACCTGCTTTTGCGGCCTGTACTGCGATTGGGCATAAAAGCCTGCCAGGATCTAGGCTGCCAACGGCGACCTACCCGAAGGGCGCGTAAGCGCCAGGCACCCTGGGCGGGCACACCGGGCCGCTCGGCTTCGCTTCCGCCTTGGCGGGCGGCTGCTTCAGGGCGATGGCAGCCCCCCGAAACGAATCGGCGCCGTGTGACGCCCAGGAGTGTTGCGGCTCGCGCTTTCTGACGCCGGTGCCTTCATTCAGCGGTCCCCATTGATAGTGCCGAAGCGCTTGCAAACCATCGGCGCACTTCTCTCGATCGAAGCGGCACTGCGGAAACACGGTGCGCGCCGCGTTCAGGCCATCCGTAACCAGCAGCTTAGGAACGATTCGCACGCTACGACCTGCCTGCCGCATCAGCATTTCGATGCTCATGGTCCGTTCGCCGGCCGCCAGCTTGCGGTGGATGATGGTGTCCACACCGTCATGCGGGAGCCAGTCTGTTCCATAAAGGTACTGCCGGTTCTGTAGGCGGATGAGGTACTCGGCGATGGTTTGCCCTTCATCCTCCAGGTAGTCGATGAACGTAAACCAGCCGTCGTAAGCTTGGACGAACCAGATGGCCGTGAGGTCGCCGTAGCCCAGATCCCACACGGTGTGAACCGGCCGCAGGCGGTTGTACGGAAACTGGGCGATCCTGCCCTCGCTTTCGGCTATGCGCATTTCGTTTCCGAAAATCGCACCCTCGATGCTCGAGCGGGTGTTCCCTTCGTAAACGTGATCGTAGGCGCCGGGGTCGGTCGCCAGCAGGTGCTCGATTCGCGCGCGGCTGGTTTCCGACAGCCACGGGTTATCTCTGAAACTCAGCTTGACGACGACGGCGCCGGGCGGCGGATGGAGCACCCACCGCGCATAGGTGTCGTCCGTGTCGAGATCGGGGTTGAAGGTGACCCAGATTTCGGAGTGTTCTTTTCTGATGGTAGGAAGCAGGATTTCCCAGCTTGCTTTCGAGACCGTCTGGGCTTCCTCGACCCACACCCCATCACAGGACTCGTAGCTCTTGAGGTTCTTGGCGTTCTTCAGGCCGGCAAAGATAAACTCCGTTCCGTTGGCCCCGCTGATCTTGGTTTGCTGGACATCGTAGTGGCCGCCCATTTCGAGCCGTTCTATGGTGTCTGAAAGCAGCCTGTGGACCGAATCGGCGATAGTGCGCTGAATCTCGCGGGCGCAGAGCCAGCGGATCGGCCGCTGCGCGCCGTTCAAAATCAACTGCTGCGCGACGCTCCAGGACTTCATCGCGTCGCGGCCACCGTAGAGGATTTTGTAGGGGTGCGGCTCAGCCAGGAACCGGAGCTTGCCGACAAACCGGGCCACGGGCATGGGGCCATCATACCCCCTGCGCACCAAAGAGTGCCCGCGTGGAAATTTTATTGACTCAAGAGCACCGAAGGTGTAGTATCATCGGCCCATATGGTGACCCCCGTTCAGTTGGTGCCGGGCATACTTTTGAGCAACGTTGCGGTGGTCTATTACACGGCGCCGACCGGCACGCTGGCCGTGATCAAAAAGCTGACAGTAACGAGCTTCGACGCGGCGGCGGCGCACGCCTTTACGCTATGGATCGTGCCGGCTGCGGGCGCGCCGGCAAACGCCAACATGCAGGTCAACGCGAAACAAATTGGACCGCTCGAGACGCGCGATGTCACCGAGTGCCAAAACAAGGTCATCCCGCCAGGCGCCACGATTCAGGCCAAGGGGGACGATAACGTGAGCCTGAGCATGGACGTGGACGGCATCCAGATCGTTTAAGGAGACAACATGCGAATCGCCCTTCTTTTCTTTCTCGCAGTGGCCATTGGGTTCGGCCAGCAGATCCAACGGTGGCGGGCTACCACCGGCGATGTTGTGTTGGCTGCTGCTGGTACGACCGCGACGGTGCAGCAGCTCGCGGGGAGTGCGGCGACACGCGGCCAGACCACCATCGAGCAAATCGTCGCCTTCTGTTCGGTCGCCTGCAACCTCACCATCGCCCGCGACGGTGCAGCCGCGACGGCTACGGCCGGAACGCCGGCGGCGATCGCACCAACGCCGGCCAGCGCGACTGTTCCCTTTACATTCTGGACGGCCTCCGATGTGGGCGCCGGCACGGACCAGGCCGGCATCATCCGGGTTACGGCGGGAACGACGCTTACCCTCTGCCTGGTGAAAGAATGCGGCAACGGCGGAGATGTGATCCTGGGGAGTGGCGCCGGGAGCAACTACTCCGCGACCATCAGCAGCATCACAGGGACGGCGAACGTTACTTTCTTTGTAAGGACGACATCATGATTGTACGCGTCAACTTTTTGCTGGTCCTGTTGTTCTTCGGCGCCCTTGCTTGGGGTCAGGAACAGAAAAAGCCAGCTCCCACGCCGCTGACTGAAAAAGAACAGGTGGAGATTCTGCGGTTGCAAGTGCTGTTCAGCCAGGCGCAGGTCGAAGAGCGGCAGCTCAACGTGCAAATTTTCGCCACGCCGCTTGGCCAGCAGTTGTTGGCGGCCCGGAGTCTCGTGGAGACACGCGGCGCCGCACTAGACGTGAAGCTCGGGGAGCTCCGGGAGAAACACTAGGCGGCCGGCAAAGCGCTGGACCAAAACGTAGAATGGTGCGACCCACCGTGCCGGCCACCGGCGCCGCCGGCAGCACCGGCGGCACCGGCGGCACCGGAGAAGGAGGCGAAACCTTGAACCGACTCGCGTTGTGCTTCATGGCCATCAGCTTGCCGGGCTTGGCCCAAATGATCCGATCGGTCACGCCGGTTCCTCCGCTCGTACTCGGTGCCAATGTCGCTACTTTTCTTGGAACCCCATCGAGTGCGAATCTGCTCTCGGCGGTGACCGATGAAACGGGAACCGGGGCGCTGGTATTTGCCAATACGCCCACCCTGGTCACCCCGGTCCTCGGCGCTGCAACCGGGACCAGTGTAATCGTGACTGGCGTGGTCACGGCGGGGGCAGGATCAGCGATCGGCTGGACCGGACGGTCCCTTATGACTTCGACCGCCGATGGGTTCATCAACTTCACCCGAAACAATGGGGCCGGAGCGGGAAACTTTGTGTTGATCCTTGGGCCAGCCGCGGGTGACACCAGCTCAATTCAACTTCTCGGCCTATACCAAGCCAATCCGCAACTCTTCCTACGAGATGCCGGCGGCGGCCAGACGGCTAACCTTATGATCGAAGCTCAGAAATCGACCACGGGCGAGCGATTCATCTGCATTACCACGGGCGGCCAGCTTGTGAGTCGTGCGTCCGCTTGCGTGGGAACATAACCACCCCCGGATGCGGGAACCGATCATCTTTTGCGTGCTCTCGGCGGCGCTCCAAGCCCAGCCCACCACGACACACGGCAACGGTGCGCCGACTGCCGCTTGCGTTCACCGGGACAGGTACGTGCAGGACGATGGCACGCTGGGTCACCACACCTGGGCTTGCATCAACAGCGCTGGGACCCAAGGCGGCGCCGGCGTGTGGACGCTGAATGAATACCTGGAAGGGTTCGCTGTCAACAGCAGGGGCCATGGGAACGGAGCGCCGGCTGCTTCCTGTTATGGCGACGCCGCTTACACGCAAGACGATGCGACCTCCGGTCAAAATCTTTGGAAATGCGTGAACGGAACGATGGTTCAGCAGGGCGGCGGTGGAGGCGGCAGCCTTCCCGCGGGCGTGATTGTCCTGATCGTCGCCGGGTCCTGTCCGACCGGCTACACTGAAGCCACAGCACTAAACGGTGTGATGGTAAGAGGCACGCTGGCCGCCAATGCCGACGTGGGGACCACCGGCGGCGCAGACACCATCACTCCGACCGGGACGAACGGCGCGCCGGGCTTCACCGGCACGGCGGCAACCCTGGCTCACGCCGGCACGGCAGTCAGCGCGCACTCAGGGACGGCGGTTGCCGCTCACGTCTTCACGCAGCCCACCATTGCGTGGCCCATTGGTGTCCCGACTAACGCCAACGAATCTACCCATACTCACGGCGGCCCAACGATCTCTTGGCCTGCTGGAGTGCCCACCAACGCTGCTGAGGCCGCGCACACCCACACCTACACCGACGTGGTGAATCACGTCCACGTCCAGAACGTGAACAGCGCCACCGTGGGGGGCTTGAACGGGTACGGAGTGGACACCTCGACGAATACGTCCAGCGCGTCCGGTTACTCGACCGCCAATCCGACCGGCGGCGTGGCGAGCGGAACAACTGCCGCCGGGTCTTCGCACAACCACACAATTTCGTGGCCGGCGGGCGTGCCGACGAACGGGGCGACTGGCGCGGGCGCGGCTCATACCCACACGGTATCATGGCCCGTAGGGGTGCCGACAAACTCGGGCGGGGCGGTGGACGCGCACTCGGTGACGCAGCCGGCGGCCCACACCGTCACGCAACCCAACGATCACAGCTATACCCCGCTGGGGTCGGTAGCCGCTCCGGGCTTCACCGGGAACTCGTTTGACAACCGGCCGGCGTTCGTGCGTGTTATCTTTTGCAAAAAGTCCTAAATGGCCGGCAGCAAGCCAAAGGCGAAAATCCCACCCAAGCGCAAGCGGGGCCGGCCATCCATCTATTCAGCGAAGCGCGCCGACCTCATTTGCAGCAAACTGGCGGTTGGGGTATCGCTGCGCTCGGTGCTGAAAGAAGCTGGAATGCCGTCGATGAGCACGGTGTTCGAGTGGCTGCGCCGGCGCCCGGATTTTCTGGCCGCTTACCACCGGGCCAAAGAAGAATCGGCTGATGCGCTGGTGGAAGAGATACTCGACATCGCCGACGACACGGCGAACGATTTCACCGTAGACGACAAGGGGAACATGCGGGTAGACCACGAGCACATCAACCGCTCGCGGTTGCGGGTCGATACCCGCAAGTGGGTGGCGTCGAAGCTGAAGCCCAAGAAGTACGGGGAGCGCATGGAAGTGCGGCACGGGGGAGAGGACGGCAGCCCAGTCAAAGTGCTTGTGGAATACGTTGACGAGAGGGCGCAACGGCATCCTCCCGTGCGGCCTGCATCCGGATGAGCTCCAAGGCGTAAGCTATGCCAATTCCTCGCCGGGGATTCAGACACTTCGGCAGGTAGATGAGGTTTTCCGGAGTGCAATCGGTCTTTTCGAAGTTCTGGTGGTGAACATGCCATCCAGGATCGAGCGCCGCAAGCGGCACGCCATCCGAGCCCAGCAGGTAGCGAATCACGGCGCGGTGGGCCCGCTCGCCACGTTTCAGCCAAGGATGTTTTTTCCGGGAAGTGTACCGCAGGTAGCCGAAGCCGCGCGCCATGCCATCGTCTTTGGTGATTTGCCAGCCACGCTGCGGTAACCAGGGAGGCAGGGACATCCGGTACATTGTAAGGGCGCGCCAGCCCGCCGTCAATAAGTTTCCGCTTCCTGGAGCCATCGCCAGACCGCGCGTGGCGCGATCGCGGCGCTCCAGCTTTCCACAGGTAGTTTTCCTCAGGCTGTGCGGCCATACAAAGACCACTTGACACACTTGGTACAGCCGGATTATAATGGGCAAGGAGCGTAAAAAAGGTGCCCGCCCATCCACAGGAAAACCCCAGCAGCCGTCAGGCGTGGGCCAATCGTGCTCGCAAGCATCTCCAATCAGCCTGTGAAACCTGTGGTGGCAGACGAAGGCTGAGCGTTCACCACAAGGACAGGAACTGGAGGAACAACGGGCCAACAAATCTACAAACTCTTTGCACGCCCTGCCATACCTCACTGCATGCGCGAACAGGAGAATTCCAACGAATGACAAAAAACAAGAAAGACCCACAGGGACCGCGTTTGAACGTCCGATTGCCCAGAGTGCTGCACCGTAAGCTCAAGGTCTACGCCAGCTTGCGGGACCTGGCGATTCCGCATGTGATTACCAAAGCCCTGTCCGATCACCTTAAGGATTTCCAGGTGCCGGATGATAAGTAGGAGGCGGCCATGAAGCTCGACATCCTGAACGTCACCACCGCTGCGGCAGAACTGCATGTCAGCGCCCAGACGGCGCGGCTGCTGTTCGGTCGCGGGGATATTGCCGGAGCCTTTAAGCTGGGCGGACGCTGGTTTGTCCGGCGCAAGGACCTGGTTGCAGCCATCAGAAAGCTGGCGGAGCGGCCCGCGCCGGCCGGGCCGGCCGAGTCGGCGCAGCTCTCCATCCCAATGGCCGAAAAGACCACTTGACACACTTGGTACAATAGCGGTACGATGGTGTGAGGAGAAAAACAGTCATGTCAGAGGAAAACGAAACAACGGCGGTAGCGGTAGTTCACCCGGCAGCCGGGCCGGCCGATCTGGGCTTTGTGCGGCCCGCGATGAGCGTGGAGCAAGCGGCGGCTGCATTCAAGGAGTATCAGGATCTCACGAAGGCGATTCTCGATCCGACCGACTACCAGACGAGCGGCGAGCGCACCTACAAGAAAAAGTCGGCTTGGAGAAAGTACATGCGCGCCTTCGGCTTAGACGAGGACACGCAACTGACCAGGCTCGAGGTCGAGCGCGACCGCAAGAGTCGGCCGATCCACGCCAGCGCCTTCGTGGTGATCCGCTCGCCCAACGGCAAGACTTGGGCCGGCGCCCACGAGTGCCACGTGACGGAGCGGTGCTGTCCGGCAGCGGACGGCGAGGCGTGCGGCAAGGAGTCGTATGAGTCGCATCGTTGCTGTGAGCCGGATTGTTCGGGACGCCTCCATTGGTCGAACCCCGGAGACATCGTGGCCACGGCGCACACGCGCGCCAAAAACCGGGCCATCTCGGACGCTATCGGCGCCGGCGAAGTATCGGCCGAGGAGATCGGGGAACACAGCGCGTCGAACGGCCACGGCGCTCCGGGCGCTCCGGGCGAGAAGAAACCGAATTGTCCTAACTGCGGCCACGGTCGCGCCGTCATCAAGGGACGCGCGGAGTGGGGTGGCGGGTGGGTGTGCTGGAAACGGAAGGAGGGCTGCGGGCTGAATTTCGAGGACGAAGCGGCGAAGATCGAGACGCCCACCGAACTGTTCATGCGCATCGCCAAACAGTACAACGTGAATGCACAGCAACTCAAGTGCTACCTGCAAGAGAAGTGCGGCGTCAAGAGGTCGGATGAGGACGTAGACGCGGCGAAGGGCATCCAGGAATTGAAGCTGGTAGAACTGGAGCTCAAGAAGAACCAGCGCGCCGCGATTGCGAGTATCGACCTGCTGGCCGAGCAGTTCCGGAATAGGATGGGTGGCAATGGAAACGGCAAGTCCGGGGCGAAGCCCACAGGGGCTCCTGACCAACGGCCCGAGCCGACGATTCCCTTGCTCGTGGCTCGTATTTCGAAACGCCTTGGTTCCGATGGCAGCAAGCTGTTGGCGGACTACCTGCGGAGCCAGGTGGGCATCACTGGCGCCGTGCTGGACGTTCAGGCGGATTCTCCGCTCGGCAAGCGAGCGCTCAGCGCTTTGCAATCTCTCGCTGACCAGAGCGATGAAGCGCTGCGGGAGATCGTGGCGCCGGTTTCGGTTCAGCAGGAATCACAGCTCGAAATGACGGACGATGATGTCCCGTTCTGACAGGCTGTGGAAATTCTTGTGGAAGCTGTGGAAAAGGAGTAAAGCACATGAACGAACTGGCGACACTCGCCCAGTTGGACGCCTTGGAGCACGATCTGGCGGGAGATCTCGAGACCGCTTTGACGGCCGGCGCGGATGGCCACGTGGAGCTGCTTCAGCAAATCAGCGCGGCGGTGGCAGAGCGGCGCAAGGAAACCGTCGATAAGCTGGTGCGGTTTCTGATGCTGCTCGAAGCTCAGAGACTCGCCGCCAAGATGCAGGGTGACCTGTTCACGGTGCGGGCTGAGTCGATCGGCAACAGCCTGGACACGATTCGCCGGCACATCCAGACGGCCATCGACGGCGAAGCGGTATCGAGCGATCCTGCGACGCGCCGGCTGCTGGGTAATACTTGCAAGGCGTGGACGCAACGCAACCCTTCTGAGTCTCTCGAAATCACCGGCGAGGTGCCGGCAGAGTTTTTAAGCATGACGATTGAGGTACGCGTGCCGGTGCCGGATCTTACGAAGCTAACCGCCGAACAGATGCTAGACAATTTTGCGGATCTGATCGGTGAGTTTTGCTCCGATGGTACATGGTGCAGGTGGTCCACGAATCCCGATGAAACACCCCGAGAGGCGCCGGACGAGCATCGCATCCGGTTGTACCTGAAGGACCATACAGTACCTTGGGCCAAATTGGAAACGGGCCGCCACTTGCGCCAGAGTCCCAGCCTGAAAGAAGTGGAGCGCGGCGTGCGCGCGATGGCGCCAGCCTCGCACGGGTTCAGAACACTCGGGGCGCAGCCCACAAGCACCGCTGGCCTACGGCCCGAGCCCCACCAAAAATAGGCCTTGACAACTTGCCAGGTTTGGGCTTAGTCTCCTTGGGCAACCGTACCGCCGAGCTTCGTGGCGCATCCATCGGGGCGGCGCCTTTCTGAAGCGGAGCCCGGATACCTGCCCTGGGCGGCCTTTGCCCCAGCATCGGTCGCCCTGCCTCCTGGGGGGGGGATGATGGACGAAGTACAGCGAAAAACAGCGGACAGGCCATGAGCGTAAAAGCGATGGCCTGGGTTTTCGAGCGTTCGCAGTCGCAAGGAAGTGACCGGCTTGTGCTGCTGGCGCTCGCTGACAGGGCGGATGAATCTGGGCACTGCTGGCCAGGCATAACTGAAATCGCCAAAAAAGCCAAAGTCTCAGAGCGCACGGTCCAGAGGTCCATTTCGGCGCTGGCTAGTCTCCATGAACTCCTAATTCCCTGCCGAGCCGGTGGGAAACACAGCCAGACGAATCGGTATCAGATCCTCATGCACGGGTGTCAGTTTGTCACCCGTACGGGTGACACCCAGGGCGCGGGACGGGTGACACGGGTGTCACCCAATACACCAGATAATCCGTCAGACGGACTGACTGATCTTAATGAAGAATTTAAGAATCAGTCTGTCAGTCCCGAGATCCACGACAGCCCGGTAGCCCGCACGCTCCACGAGCAGGGCATCCAAACCGACGCTGCGGGGGTTCTCAGGGTTCTCAGTGTGGGACGTGCCGCGGCGGTGAAACAGGGAGGAACTGTGACCGACGAGCAGGTAGCCGATATTTGCCGGGCGATTATTGCGGCGGCTCCGCAGCGTGGGCGTGGCATTCGCAGCGTTTCCTACATCGTCCGTTCGCTTCCGGGCCGGGTAGCCATGGTGCTGCCCTATCTGGTCGAGCAGGAGCAACAGGAGCGCGAGCGCCAGGCCATCCTGAAGCGGCAGCACATCGACACACTGAGGCAACTATCCGAAAGCACGGAGATTCCGGAGGACGACCGGCGCCACTACCACGCCCGGCTCGAACAGCTTCAAGCCGAGGCTGGAGATTGAAATGGGTCTGACGGGTCGAGAATTTCAGCAGGTGCTCGCCAACCGCGCGTCGGCCAACCACGGCAGGGTCGCCGGTGAAGTGAACCGCGAGAGAGCGGCGGCCCTCAAGCTCGACACGCCTTTCGACCGAATGAACCGGACAGAGGCCAGGTACTCTGGCTACCTGGAATTGCTGCGCGTCGCGGGCGCCATCCGATGGTGGGGATACGAAAGCATCAAACTCCGGCTCGCCAACCGAACGTACTACACCCCGGATTTTACCGTCATCCGAGCAGACGGCCATATCGAGTTTCACGAGGTCAAGGGCTTCCTCCGGGAGGATGCGAATGTAAAATTTAAAGTCGCGGCTGAACAGTTCCCGTTTGAATTTCTGATGGTACGCAGAGCGGGATCTGGCTGGGAAACGATCAAGCATTTGAACGCGGTTTTGAAATGAGCCAGATTATCATACGCGATTCGCGGGAGGGCGGATGTTGGTCCACCGACAGAGCGTGAACGGGAAAGGCGTGAACGGCAAAAGCCGGTGGCTGCGGTCGGCGCTCAGGGGCTTTAGTGCGCGCCAGGACTATCGGGACTGGCTGAGACACAACGGCGGCGCGGAGCTGTCCGACAGAGACAAGCTGCAACTGGAAATCGAGTGGCTTGAAAGGCGTGCGCGCTCACTGCTCCAGGTGAATCGCGCGCTCAACAAAAGCGACGAAGCGGTGGGCTTGCACCGGCAACTCCGCCAGCAAGGGCTGGCGATTGATTCAGCGATGGGTCAGGCGTTTGTGGCGGGATGGGTGAACGGTACGGGGCGAACAGCCTTACAGGTTCCGCTCTTTTTGGACGAGGAGCTACGGCAGTTCTACATTGCGGGCTTCATGGGGCGGCGGTTCTGAAGCTGGAGAATGAGCGATAAGACATGAGTTTTCACGAGGGTCAGAGCTTGGATTTTCCATACGTCTATCGCTGGGGACCCCGAATGCCGGGCGCCATGGCCCGCAAAGGTCAGCGGTGCCGTGTTCTGTCTCGCAGTCAGAATGGGTTCAACAGCGCTCTTGTCGAGTTCGAGGATGGTTTTCTTGCGGTTATTAGCCGGAACGCGCTGCGAAAGAGTAGGCCGCCGGTTGCCACCGCTTTGTCGTAATTTTTCGCAGCAGTACGCGCGCGAAAAGGTGCAATGGGGCCATGCCTATCGAGCGAGCAGAACCCTATCCGCTTCCGCGCGATGCGCTGAAAGAGAAGGGGTACTACTTTGTCGGCGAGAGCATCCACGAGCTGGGGTCGTGCCGGATGGGCGACGATCCGAAAAAGAGTGTGCTGAACCGATTCAACCAGGCGCAATCTGTACCAGATTGCATCGTATGAGGACGTGCCGGTGCGCAAGGGCCTGGGATGCGACTGGCCGTATGCCGTGCGGCGATACAACGGGTCGGGGATGAACTCGTATCATTACCAGGCGAAAGTGCTGCTGAATTTGACGTAGGTGGCGGAGGCGGGAGCGGCGGCGGGCGCGGGCGATGCGGGCGTGGGAGCAGGTGGCTGAGCGGCAAGAATTGCCCCTTGCGCTACCAGCCGGATCATAGTAGGCTTACCCCATGCCGGCCTTCCTGGAACGGAAGTTGAAAAGCCGCTACGGTGCAAAGAGCGCCATCCCCTACAAAATTTTAAACTCTCTGGGTTACATGCGGGGCTCCAAAGAGACGGCAGCCGGGCGTCGTGTGCAGCGGAAACACGAGGAGAAAAGTGGCCACACCAACATTGGGCGGATCATGGAGGGGCAGCATGCAAGGGAAAAAAGGTAGTCACAGCAGCCTGCACGCCCACGGCGACGGAACCTACCACGTGATGCACGGCGGCGAGTACGAGTCCGAGCGCACCGACCATAAAAATATCGGCGCGGCGCTGATGCAGCTCCACCAGATGCACGGTGAAGGGGACGGCATGCACATTCAGGGCGACGAGGACGGCTACACCACCCACCACACCAACGACGGCGGGAAGGTTCGCGGGCCGCACCAACAGAAAACCATTCACGAGCTAAAACGCCACATCCAGGACGCGATGGAAGGCGAAGATAGGGATTAAAAACTGAAAGGAGCAACACCATGGAGCGACAGATCCGAGAAGAGAACGGCAAGTTTCATCCGACGCCGTGCGTTTACACAATGCACACACAGAAGTTCAACAAGATCCAGAGCGACGCCGGCGGCAAAGGCGAGGGCTGGTACGCCGCGTCTCGCACACTGGGCCTCGAGGAAAACCCACAGCCACCGTATGTGGCCGGGCCGCGTGCGGCACACCGCTACTTCCCGCCAGTCTGGCAGTTGAAGAGCGCCACGAAAGACCTCAGCCCGTTCCTGTCGGCCGTGGGGAGTTTCAGCAATGGCCGGGTGAATCCGCCGGTGCTGAGCTACAGCGTTTGGCGCGCGGTCGGAGACAAGAACAATCGCCGCATTGGCGGCGCCGACGACTTGGTGCTGATTTCCAACACGGAAGGCAGCGGCGGCGGCTGGGCGCTGGTGGCGCTCGATGAGGCCGGCCGGACCGAGTTTGAGGATGGCCTGCTGGCGCTGGCGGTCAAAGGGCTGCTGGGCGCGCTGGCGTAACGACGCTGGTGCAGCGCTCTCGGGAAGGGGGACGCCCCCGCGCCACGGCGCGCCGCTCCCACTTCCTCAAAGGAGCAAACACCATGAGAGGCATTCCGGCCGGCAAGAAGATTTCGATAGGCGACCTGATGAAAGAACAATCCAAGGCCAAGCGTGCTCACGCCCATGGGAGGTAACCGGCCATGGTGGAAACCATCAAAGACCCCTGGTATCCGGCCATGTGGCCGCTGTGGACGACCGACCTCCGGCAACAAAAAGCTCTGTCTGAAGTGCGCGGCCGCTTTTGTGGTAGCAGCACTCGATGCCCGCGAAATTCGCTCGGACCCTACGCAGATAGTCGAGCAGATCCGGCGTCATACGGGCTGAGCTGATGGCACACGATCACGACTGGCAGTACGATCTTCCGATTTGGGGCGAGGATGGCAAGCGCCACCTGCGACGGAAGTGCGCATGCGGCGGGGAGCAGTGGTCTTTTGTCGCCGGCCAGTGGCGGATATTGCGCGGCGGGAAGCTTGTTGAACCATGAACGCGAGAGGAAAACAGCGAATGCAAGAACGCCTGAAACGACTGATTGACTGGCTCTTCGGCGGCGTGCTCAAGCCGCAGGACTCGGGGCGAAGCCCACAGGAGCCTCTGGCCTGCGGCCCGAGCAAGCCGACCCACATCATCATCACTTTCAACAGCCAACACACCGAGGTGATGTTTCGCGCCACGAGCGGCCTGGCGATGGCGCAGTGGAAGGACACCACGCTGATCTGGGGAGTGGACGTTCAGCACCGTGAGTCGCGGGTCTTCATGAACGCCGAATGCGCCGCCCGGTACATGCGCGAGGTAGTCGCGCCGGACGACCTGAAAGCGCAGGGTATCGCTGGCGCGCCAGTGTTCGAAGTACGCGACGGCGAGCCGCTGATTCATTTGCCCGATGGGACGATGGGGCTTGCAGACCCGCTGCCGCGCAGGATGAAAGCGAAAATGAACTGACCGATGCCATGACACTTGAACAACGGCAGCGGTGGATGCGGACGAAGAACAGCGGCACGGCGCCGGTGCCACGACGACGCGGCCCATCCGGTGACCTGGCCGCCGAAAGATTTCGCCCAGTCATGTGGACGGGCGAGCACTCGCTCACCTTCGAGGACGGCAACCGAAAGCGGCGGCGCCGGCTGGCGGCTCCGCTCGTCGTTTCGACTGCATCTGCCCAGGTCATCAGCGATAACCAGATTCATGCCCACGCGGAAGCATATGCCGAGGCTGCCGGCACGAATGAATCTGCCAAGGTGCTGGCCATCCGGCAGGAGTGGTTTGAGCAGCTAATGAGCGACATCAAGACGCGCGCGCATGGGAGACGCCGCAAGGGGCCAGGCTGATGGCGAAAATTTCCAAAACCGACATGCCCGCCTACGTGCGGCGTTGCTACGACCTGTGGAAGAAGGCGACGGCGCGCCAACGCGAAGCTGAAGTCGAGCGGCTGAAGTTCTACGCTGGTGGTGATCTTCAGTGGCGCGAGACGGAGCTTGAGAAGCGGCGCAACCAGCAGCGGCCGTGGGTCACCATCAATCGCTGCAAGCCGGCTGTCGATCAGGTGGAGGGCGACATCCGGCTGAACGCGCCGGGGCCAGCCGTCGAACCTGTGGGCAGCGGCGCCGACAAAGAAACGGCCGACATCATCGCAGGGCTGATCAGGGAAGTGGAGTACCGCAGCCCAGGGAAAGTGGCCTACGTCACAGCCGGCAAGTACGTCGCCGCCAGCGGTTACGGAGTGCTAGAGCTTGCGACCGAATACGAATCGGAAAACAGTTTTGCCCAGCGGCTCGTGATCCAGAGTGTCGAAGATCCCTCGACCGTCTTTTTCGATCCTTACGCTCGGAAGGCGAACCGCCAGGACGCCTCTTGGGCCGGCAAGCTGAAGTCGTACTCGCAGTCCGAATATGTTGCCGCCTTCGGAAACAAACGCCGGGTGCTTGAACCGCGCAGCGTGCAGCAGGCGATGGGCTGGATTCAGCAGGCGATGGGCTACGAAGGTGATCGGGCGAGCGTGACGGAATGGACGGGCGGCGGCAAGGGCCCCTACTACGTGGCGGAGTTTTACGTTGTCGAGAGCAAGCCTGGCACGCAGCGCATGTACGAAGACAACATCATTAGATGGGACGACGACGAGATTCCTGCTGGCGTGAAACCCAAAGAGGGCGAGGAATACAGCCGGCAGATGCCGCGGCGCACGGTCCACAAGTACGTGGTGGACGCGCTCGAAACACTTGACGACACCGAATGGTATGGCACGATGCCGCCATTATTTCCCGTCCTGGGGCCGGAGGTCTACATCGACGGGAAGCTGCACCGACTCTCGCTGATCTCGGGCGCCCTCGACTCGAATCGGGCCTTGAACTACGTAGCGACGACGGCGACGGAGCTTGCCGGCATCCTTCCTAAATCGCCGTGGCTTGGACCAAAGGGAACATTCGCCGATCCACGTTGGTTGACGGCGAACTCCGAGATGTGGGCGTACATGGAGTACACGCCCGTATTCGTGACTGACGAGACCACCGGCGCGCAGCAGCTCGCGCCGGCGCCGCAGCGGAACATGTGGGAGGCGCCGATCCAATGGCTGCTGGCGCTCGCCCAGTACTTCTCGGACGCCATCAAAGCGGTAACCGCGATCTACGATCCGAGCCTGGGTCAGCGGTCGGGCGACCAGTCCGGCAAGGCCATCGAGCAGTTGCGTTCGGAGTCGAGTGTCGGAACCTACAGCTATGCCGACAACCTCCACCGCGCGATCGAAGTGATGTATGGCAGATGTTGATTATTTTTCCAAAGCTCATGGACGGCCCGCGCGCGGTGAGCATCGTCCGCCCGGACTCGCAGCACGAAGTGGCGCTCATCAACCAGATATTTCCCACCGGGGTAAGCCCCAAGACCGGCAAAAAGCACGGCGGCTACCACATTGCGATGGGGCAGTATGCGGTGAGGGTAGCGGCCGGCCCATCGTTTCAAACCAGGCAAGATAACGCCGTGCCGGTGCTCTTGCAGTTTTTCGCCAAAGTGCCGCAGGCTCTTGGCATCCCCGGCGTGGCGGCACAGTTTCTGCGGCTGGTGGGTCAGGGCGATCCGCAGGTCGAGCACATGGCCGACCTGATGAGCCCAGGTGGCCAGGGTGAGGAGGGCGACAACCCCCAGCAGATGCAGGCTCAGATGCAGCAGCCCCAGCAGCAGAACCAGGCGTTGACGACCCTGGTGCAGAAGCTCGAGCAAACGCTCTCTTCCAAGATGCCGGAGATCGAGGCGAAAAAATGGATTGCGGCGCTCAACGCCATCGCCGGCATCCGCGAGGCCGAGATCAGGGCCGGTGTGGACCTGTCGGCCGGGGAGATGCAGTTGCTCGACAGTATCTTGGCCATGTCGCACGAGCGGGCGGCGGCCCAGATCCCCGATGCGGGAGCGGCCCAAGCCCAAGCTGGCGCGGCCGCGCCGGATGGACAGGGAACGCCCGGAGCCCAATAAGCCTGTGTGGTACAATAGCGGCCGTGAACGAAGACCCCAGGGCTTGGAAAAGATGTCCGGCTTGTGGGCAGCTCACCATCAGCCGGAAAATCGAGCGAAACGATTCGATCCTTTCGACCGCCTGCCAGAACCAAACGATTGCCGGGTGGTAGTTGACCGTTCCGGCGTCCTGGTCGGTTTTTGGTCCACTGGGTACAAGGAAGTCCATTGGCTTCCGGGCCAGCACCGATGAATTGCCAACACTGGGGAACGACGAAAGCTGGAGATTACAGGCAGTGCCCCAGGGACGCCGAAGTCGAGCTCTTGTATGCACAATCAGGCGTCCGCCGAGTGCTCTGTTGCTTCCACCTGGGAACGGAAACGGAGTGGGCCAGGTTGCTCGATGGAATCGAGATGCAGGTTCGGCCTTACACGGGCGACGGCCTGCCGATGCCCGAGGCCCCACCAGATTCCGAGCCGTCGACCATCGCCAGCGCGGATGTTGCCCTAGATCATGAAGAGGGGAGTTTATTTCCATGAAGAAGCACGATGAATTGCTGGACACTACGAGTTGTCTGAATCGGGCGGCTGATGACGAGCTGCTGTTTGTGCTCTTGGAGCGAGACGCGGCGGCCTCTGTCGCAATCAGGGCTTGGGCGAGGGAGCGTATTCGACTCGGTAAAAACACGCGCACGGACCCGCAGATTACCGAAGCTCTCTCATGCGCTCGCCGGATGAAACGGAAACATGCTCTCCCTACCAGACCGAGACTCCCGCAAAAAGCTCGATGAAATCGAGCTCCGAATAGGCGCCCTGATCTCGACCGACTGCACGGACCAGGAGTACTGCGAGCGGTACCGGGCTTTGGTGGACCAGAAAATCGCGATCCCCGCCCAAAAAAATACTTGCGCTGGGCCCCCCATGGTGTTATAGGATAGGGGCGATGGCACTCCCAGCCAAGCCGGACGCCGCAACTGCCGGCGCCGAAACGCCGTTCGATCCTACGGCCCACATCAAACAAGCCAATGAAAACGAAGCCGCAAAACGGCCGACTCCGGGCGAACCTGGGGCTGCAGCGGCGGCAGAGGCCGAGGCCCCTAAGCTTCCGCGCAGCGTGCGCCGGCAGTTGAATACTTTGCTGCGCGAGAACGGCGAGCTCGCAGGCAGACTCAAAGAGCTAGAGCTGAAAGCCGGGTCGCCAAGCGCGGCAGCGACAGCGGCCAATGGTGCCACCAAGACTCCCGGAGCCGGTGCTACGGTCGAGGACCCGGAGCCGGTGCGCAAAGATTTTGGCGACGACGCGACCTACAACCGCGCGGTCGGAAAATGGGACGCTCGCCAGGAAGCGCGAGCAGCGATCGACAAACTTCGCAAAGACGGAGACGCGGAAGCCGGAGCCGAAGAATTCATGGAGCACGTCGCCGCGATGGACACGCAAGCCGCTTCCGACATCGCCCTGATCCCGGACTGGGACGAGGTAGCCGCCGCCGCTCAAGATGATGACAACCGCGTCGAATTCGATCCGGCAGCGCATCCCACCTTCATAGCCTTGCTCGCGCAGAGCGACGTGAAGGCGTGGGTACTCTATCATTTCGCGCAGCATCAGGGGGAGCTCAAGGCCATCCTGGAGTTGACGAGCAAACCGGAAAGGCAGATACATGCCTTCGCGAGCCTGGAAGGGCGCATCGAGAGGTTGTACGACCCCGAAGAGAAACGAAAGGCCGCGCAAGCCTCCCAGACCCCAGGCGTCAAGGGGAAAGGGAAAGACCGCACTAACACCCCCTCAGGAAATGAGCGGCGGACCAGCGAGCTAGACGCTCGCAAGCCAAAACCTTCATCGGAGGTTGCAGCCAGGGGAGGGTCCGCCGCGCCCGAAGAACCACCTATCGGCAGCGCCGCGTGGATGGCGCGACGGAACCAGCAGCAGCACGGCCGATAAAAACTCCCAAGCTTCAACACCCGGCAAGGTGCTTCCTTTAGGAGTGGCACATGGCCATCAACAGCATTCCGGTTCGCCAGGAAGTGACGGCCGAAGTGCTCCGCGTGCTCTTCAATAATTGTGCGGCCCTGCGTTCGATCGACCGCGAGCACGAAGAGTATTTCGAGCAGCGCGTACCCATCGGAACCGTTCTGCAAATCAAACGGCCGTGGCGCCCCAAGGGCCGCCAGGGTCAAGCCTTCCAACCCGAGCCGATCGTTCAGACGACCGTTCCGCTCACCATCAGCTATTGGCGCGGCGGCGACTTCATTTACAATGACACCGACGAAGCGCTGTTCCTGCACATGGAGCGGTTCCACGACGAGTATTCACGGCCGCTGGGCATCATGATCGCCAACCAGATCGACGCAGATGTGTTGGCTTTCATGCAAGCCACCATCCCGAACTTCGTGGGAACTCCCGGCACGCTGCCGACTACGACGGCGACCTACAACGCCGCGCGAACCGCGTTGAACAAGCTGCTCGGTCCCGATCCGGACCGCTCGGTGATCTGGACGTCGGACTACGAGCAGAACA